CCAAAACAAACGATGAGGGAGATAATAAAAAGGGTTTATTATCAAGGATACCAAGATGGTCAGATGAGTAAAGGGATAGTATATCTTCCGAATGGTTTTGATACTGCCTGTCGTATGATTACGGAAATGAAATTACTCGGCAGGGAGATAATAACCAATAGCTATTGTCAGCACACAAAAGAAGAATGGTTCAATTCTGGGGAAGAAGGTATGCTTAAATTTCTCGGTAGCAGAAACAATGTATTCTGGGAAAAGATAAATGAATATATTACTTGCCCCGCATAATGACGATGAGGCTTTATTTTGTTCGTATATTATACAGCAGAATAATCCGCTTGTTATCGTGGTTACTGACGGAATGAATATGATACATAAAGGCATAACTCCAGAGATAAGAAGAGAGGAAACATTACGAGCTATGGAGATATTAGGGGCAAGTGTATTATTCTTGGGATTGCACGATGATAAACTTACGCCAAGTCAAGTCGCCTTTGCCCTAAAAGGAATTAAACCCAGCTGGGTATTTGCCCCTGCGGTATATAAGCACGGGCATATCGGGCATAATATAGTTGGGCAGGTGGCTTTAGATTTATGGAAAGATAAGGTTATCAAGTATGCCACCTATCAGGTAAATGATTTTGAATTGAAAGGAGATATAGCGGTATACCCGACAAAGAAAGAGGAATGTCTAAAGGAATTGGCTCTTAAAGAATACAGGACGCAGAATGTAGACGGGGTAGCGAAGGTTCATTTTGACGCAGTAAAAGGGAAGCCTGAATACTTTATAAAATGACGGAACTTTGTGAATTAGCGATTAAATACAGAACGGATAAGGTAGGGGAGTTTATGCATCATTATACGCCTGTCTATGATAAGTTGTTCGGGTATAGGCGGAATGAAATAAAGAAAGTCCTTGAGATAGGGATAGGATATGATAATTCGTCAGGTATGGCTCATATCAATAACTACAAGGGCGGGGCAAGTTTGAGAATGTGGGAAGAATACTTTCCCAATGCAGAGATATTCGGGGCAGATATACGGGAAGACGCCCTTATTAACGAAGGGAGAATAAAAAGTTTTTATGTTGACCAGAGTATTCCGCAGTCAGTAGAGGAGCTTAAAGTAAAGGTAGGGAATGATTTTGATATTATCATAGATGATGGCTCTCATAGACCCGACCATTATATTATGACAGCGGGAATATTATTGCCGATACTCAAGCAGGACGGGATTTACATTATAGAGGACGTAAACGATAGTTTTATAAATAGGATAAGAAACGAGTTTCACAATTTCAATGTAGAGATAGTCCAATTAAACCCAGAAAAGAAAATGGATTTGGTTGATGATAATCTTGCAATAATAAGATATGAATAAGGTTTTAATCGTATGACTGAAATCAGAAAAATAATCAATGAAGTGATGATTTATAAATTCAGGGGAAGCCTTGTCGGAAATAAAGTATACGAGATAGGCAAATGGGTGTTTGACTATAAACATTACATTCCTGATTTAATAACAATAGATAAAAACCCGCATAAAGAACCAGATATTGTTATGGATATAGAAACCGAATTGCCAAGCGATAAGGCTGATGGGGTGTTATGTATAGGAGTAACTGAATGTTGTAGAAATCCCTTTAATCTCGTAAAAGCAGTAGCTAATATGCTTACTGATAATGGGAAAGCGTTATTCAGCATACAATTGCTTAATAGCAATGTAACTGAAAATGATTACTGGAGATTTAGCATTGAAGGGGCAAGTAAATTACTTAATGAATGGTTTGAAATCATAGATGATAAAATAATTATGTCGGGGCATATTGCTATGGGCGGGGTCTATCTTGTAGGAAAAAAAATATGAAAGATGAGAAGAGTATATATCAGTGTTTGATGTGCAATTATGTTATAAAGGCAGATGCAGGAGAGTTGCATTTTTGCCCGTTTTGTCGGAATTTATTAAGTGAATGCAAGAAAGGGATAATAACGAAACAGCATAAGGAATTGGAAATTGGATAAGATTAAAATACATTGGGCTTGTAATGCTGGAGATGGGGGGTATGGGAATGTATTAGGATATTCCACTCACAATATTATGCTCAAGAAATACAGCGAAAAGTATTTTGATTTTGACCCCAATGCTGAATTGGCTTTTCATATTACGCCTGCTGACCACTTCAAACCCATTACTGGGAAGAAAAACATCCTGCTAACTATGTGGGAGTTTGATGAATTGCCAGCGGGCTATATAAAAAATCTACCTATGGCTGATATGTTAATCACTCCCAGTTCTTATTGCAGGGATGTATTCCAGAAATATTATCCCAAGAAGGTTGAGGTTTGCTGGGAAGGGGTTGAACCAGAGATGTATCCTTATAAGGCAAGGAAATTCCCCGAAAGAAAAGAAAAGTTCAGAATATTATGGCTGGGAGCTCCAAATCCGAGAAAAGGCTACCATCTAATGCAGGAACTCATAAGGGTAGTTGAGAAGTTTCCGAATATAGAAGTTTACATTAAAACAACGATAGGAAAATCAAGCTGGAAGTATTCAGTAAAGTATTTTTTTAAGAATTGGAAAAAAATATGTTTTGAGAATGGTAACTTGATTTCGCCCAAAAGAATATGGCTAAAAATGCCCACTCCGTTATTACATAATTCATATCACGCTTACGGAAATAACAAGAATGTTATCTTTGATACAAGGAAACTTCCTTATGAAGAGATGAAGCAATTATATTATTCGGCACACCTGTTTTGTTTTCCTTCTCTTGGAGAGGGCTGGGGGCTATCTTTAAGTGAGGCGATGGCTACAGGTTGTCCTTGCGTAGGAGTGGATTATACTGGTTGCGGGGATTTCTTTGATGATAGTGTAGGTTATACATTAAAGCACGGAATTACAAAAGATGTTTTGCAGAATTACGATAACTTAATAGTTGAGATAAGAATACCCGATACGAAAGATTTTATAGATAAGGTAATTTATGTTATTAAGAATTACGGGGAAGCATTAAAGAAGGCAAAGAAGGCGAGCGATAGAATACATTCCAAGTTCACTTGGGAGAATGCGGGAAAAAGATTGGCTGATTTAATAAGGAGTAATTATGTTAATTAGTATGCAGGATGTAAAAGATTTTTTAGGTATATCAAGTTCACAAACTACCGATGACGACAAGATTGCTCTTCTATGTCAAGCGGCACAAGACGAGGCTGACAATGCGGTAGGATATACTTTAGAAGGCTCTACTTTTATTGAGTATCAGGATGGAGATGGAACGGATATTATTCAATTAAGAAATATCCCAGTCAAATCTATTACCAGCATTTATGATGATACGGACTGGGTTTACGGGGCAGATACTTTGATACTCTCAACGGATTACACTTTCAACGCTGATAGTGGAATAGTCAGGACAGTAGGCTTAACCACGATGCTTGGAGTGAATAACTTAAAGATTACCTATTTAGCTGGTTATAATGGGTTGGGGCAGTCTTCATATACCAATTTGCCTTATGATTTAAGACAGGCGATTATTTACCTTACGAGTGCGATGTATTTAGAAGGCAAGGCTGGGGTTGCGGTAATGGAAGGGCAGGAGATAGTTTACCGACCAGAGTATCTCAAAAAAGAGGCGTATAAAACATTTGATATTTATAGAAGATACCATCTATGATACAGATTGTGATAAAACCAGAAGATATTAGTAAAGTGAATAAAATGCTCAATGAACTTGATGTAAAGAAACGGAACGGGGCGATTGAGAAAGGGTTAAAAAAGTCTTGTAGTTCGGTATTGGAAAGATTAGTCGCTAATGTTTCAGGAGTTATCCTTAAAAGACGCACAGGAAACCTCGCGAAGAGTATGGGTTGGAGAATTGATAAAGTAAATGAAATACCAGAAGGAATAATCGGCAGCGGAGCTTCGCTTAATATTAACAGAATGGTTTACGCCAATATTCACGAAACAGGCGGAGTGATTACCCCGAAAAGAGCGAAGATGTTAGCCATACCGATAGGACGGGCATTGACAAGAGCGGGAGTAGCAAGATTTAAGCCGAGAGAGATTACGAGTGCGGGATATGATAATTCTTTTATACGAAGGACAAATTCTGGCAATCTTATTCTTTTCGGAACTAAAGGCAGTAAACTTATTCCTTTATTTGTTTTGAAGGATAGTGTGAAGATACCTGCCAGAAGGTATATGTCAATTACAGCAGAAGAAACACAAACGAAAGTAGTTGATGATATTGTCGGGGAAATTAAAAAAGTCAAGGAGAACCAATGACGCCCAGTTCAATAGTAGCCAAGATACAGGATATATTGCAGGACAGCAGTGATTTGAGTTATGTAAACGATTATGATATTTTATTGGGAGTAAGAGAGAATATAACCACTTTCCCAAGTATTCTCATAGAGCCTACAAGCGATATTTTAATTCAGGAAGACTACCAGTTTGAACAGAGGGAGTTAAGTGTTAATATAACCTGCTATGTTCAGGTATATGATAAGGACAAGCAGATAGTCGGAGATGCTAATACCAAAGGAGTTTTGGAAATTGAAAATGACATCCGTAAAGCCTTGAGTGCTGATAATACTCTTGGGCTTACTGGAGTTTATGATAGCAGGATTTTAAGTTCAATTCACGAGTTTGAGCAATATCCAGTAAGGGGGTTTGCTCTAAACTTTTCAATACATTATAAACAGAATAGGACTTTAAGAACATAAGGGGGTAAAGAAATGCAAACAGTTCGCAATCGTGTGGTTCTTGCAAAAGAAGAGAGCGTTTATGGTAGCGACCCAACTCCTACCGTTGGCTCTAATGCTATTGAATGCAGTAATGTTAAGGTTAATTACCAATCCGATTTACTGCAAAGGGATAATGTTCGGAGCAATATCTCTCCAGTTAGCCCAGTTGTAGGCAAGAGATGGGTTGAGGTAACCTTTGACTGCGAGTTAAAGGGTTCGGGAAGTATCGGGGTAGCGTCAAGGATAGGAGATTTACTTGAGGCTTGCTCAATGACCGAAACCGCAAGTGTTGGTTCAAGCGTAGTGTATGTGCCTAATTCTTTAGCACAGAAGTCAGTTACGATTTACGTCTATGATAATGATAGTGCGAGTGCGGTATTACATAAGATTACAGGGGCAAGGGGAACATTCACCCTTAAACTAACCGCAGGGCAATATGGGGTATTGTCCTTCAATTTCAAGGGTAAGTATAATGCTCCGACTGACCAAGCATTGCCTTCTGCACCTACTTATGAAAGCACAATTCCGCCAGTTGTTGAAAGTGCATCATTCACGCTTAACGCTGATGCCGATTTGGTTGTGCAGGAATTAAATCTTGATTTGGCTAATGAGGTAGCACCCAGAGATGACATTTCCTCTGCCAATGCCATTTCCCAATTCATTATCACTAATAGAAACCCGAAGGGAAATTTCAACCCAGAGGCTCTTTTAATAGCAAGTTATGATTTCTGGACAGATTGGGTAGCTTCTACGCAACGGGCTTTGAGTGTTGTTGTCGGGAGTGCGTCAGGGAACAAATGCACGATAACTGCTCCAAAGGTTACGCTTGACAATATTACCGATGGAGAAAGGGAAAGGATTTTGACAAGGGAAATCCCTTTTACATTAGGGCAGAATGCGGGCAATGACGAGATACAGTTAAAGTTTGAATAAAGGGGGTTTATGTTAAAAGGTATTGATGTAAACGAGGTTTTTGAATATGTATCTCCGCAGGATAAAGAAGAGCCGAAAACAATCTTTGTTGTTGGGAATATTTTGCACGAAGATAAGATTAGGATATTTTCAAGTTCTTTGAAGCCTGATGGAACGATTGACCTTTCGCAATCCCCAAAAAAAGCCTTTGATGTGCTTTTAGCTGGTTTAAAAGGAATTAAGAATTTGAATGGCAAGGACTACACTACGATTACAAAGGAGATATTGAATACCTTGCCATTTGAAATTCTTACAGAACTCATAACCAAGATTATTGAGTTTAATCAACTTGGGGAAGTAGAAAGAAAAAACTAACATTGGCAATCTGGTCGCAGTTCAATGATTTAGATTGCCGAAAGTGTAACAGCCAGATAAAGAAAATAAGGGGCTGTGTTGAAAAAGGAAAGGAAGTTGAAATAGAAGGTTTTAAAATAGACCGATGCCCTTTAGCATTATCAAATGAATTGACAGCGGTTTATCTTGATTTATTCTTTTATTTCAGAAATGGTTTTTTACCCAATCCGTATGGTTGGCTAAAGCAACCGATGAAATTGTGTAGCGTGTTAATATTTATGGAAAACCTGATAGACAAATACACGGAGAAAAAAGATGCCAGAACAGGCAATCAATATCCGCATAAGGCTTACTGACGAAGTAAGTAAAAATCTTAAAGATGTTAGTAATAAGGTAGAAGATTTTGGCAAGAAAATTCGTTCAGTAGGCAAGCAATTTAGCCAGATAGGGGCTATCCTTACTATGGCTGGTGCTGGGCTTACTGCTCCGCTTGTTCTTGCTTTCAGGGAAAGTGCAAAGTATTCCCTTGAAATGAGTAAATCAATGAGTGAATTGGGGGCGGTTATGCAAGGTTTTTCCGCTTCTATTGGCAATTCTGTTTCCCCTTCCATAAAACAATTAACCCAGTTATTGAATGGTCTTTTGAATGCTTGGAATAGCATAAATCCTAAAACAAGGGAAGCTATTGTCAATTTTATGTTTTGGGGCGGTATTATGCTGACTACTGTCGGAACTATTTCATTTTTTATTGGGAAGGTATTATCTCTTGCAGGCAATATTGGTATTTTAATCGGCAAAATGGGGCAATGGATAGCAACGAATATCGGTATTAAGGCATCTTTAGTCGGGGGGATAGGGGCTGGACTTATAGCATTGATATTCCTGATGCTTCGGTTTAAAGAAGTAGGTTCGGCAGTAATGAATGGTCTTGAAATTACTATCAAAGGGCTATCGGTTGGGTTCTGGGAAGTAGTTCAGAGTATAGCAAAAGCGATGTTGTGGTTAGGTGAACTTGAAGAAAAGTTTTTTAAAAGTTTTTCCGATAAACTTCCTAAATGGTTAGGCAAAGAACAATTTGAGCAATTGACTGGTCGCCTTAATGAAGCCAACTTAACCTTAAAAGCATTTATAGATGATGTTGAAAACTCGCAAATGAAATTATCTGGGGACATTAACGATATACTTTCGGGAAGTGAAGGTCAATGGGCGGAATGGCTTGATGGTATGAGAAATAAAGTAGATGAATTTATGAATGCTTTTAAATTGGGGACACAGCAATCGGTTGATGTTATGTTTCAATGGGGAGATTACCTTAAAAATCAGGCACAGCAGGTTGTAAAAGCTATGTCTAATTCTTTAGGCGATTTTTTTTATAATACATTTAAAGGGCAACTCAATTCAGCACAGGAAGCATTCGCTAATTTTGGGAATATTATATTACAAACAATATCCCAAATCATAGCGCAAATTATGGTTGTAACGATGTTAAAAAAAATGGGATTAGGATTTTTGATTATGCATCAAGGCGGAGTTGTTAAGGCTCATTCAGGGTATTTGGCTAATGATGAAGTGCCTATTGTAGCACAATCAGGGGAAGGGGTATTATCTCGCAGGGGTATGAGGGCTTTAGGAAATGATAACTTTGCCAGATTAAATAGGGGGCAGGGTATCGGTGGTTCGCAAATAGTAAACCAGCCAGTAGTGGTGATACAGGCTTGGGACACTTCGGATTTGATACGGAATAGGAAATCTATTGAAGCGATTATAGCAAATGCTATGCGGACTAATAGTGATTTAAGAGGGGAAATGAAAAAATACGGATAAGGAGTTAATATGCCATCAGATTTTACACTTGCACCCGACTACACTTTTGAAACCACGAAGGAATATAAAACTCTGGTAAGTGAGTTTGAAAACGGGGTTGAGCAAAGACGCCAGAAGTGGTCGGCTCAAAGAAGGTCTTGGAAATTAGTTTACAGGAATAGGAGTAGTTCGGATTTAAGCACGATTAACACTTTGTTTGATAATAAAAAAGGAATGGCAACCTCTTTTACTTGGGATAATCCCATAGACAGCACGACATACACAGTAAGGTTTAAAGCTGACAGTTTATCTTATTCAACGGATTACTATGGGCTATATAACATTGAGTTTGAATTGATAGAGGTTAAGTAATGTATAATCTTGACAGCACCTTCAAATCGGAAAAGAATAAAGCGAGTAATTCTCCGATTTATCTTTATACGATTTATGATTATGACGGAGTTGGAACAAATCTAAACTTTGCCGAGTGGGATGCTGATGTAACCTATAACGGAGTAACCTATACCAAATTCCCGATTAAGCACGAAGAGATAACCGAAAATACCAAAGGGGAAATTGATGTAGTAAAGGTTTCGGTAGCCAATGTGAACAGGGTTTTGCAAGGTTATCTTGAAACCTATGATTTACGGGGAAAGAAAGTTATTATAAAAATAGTATGGTCTAATCAGTTGGCTGATGCCGATGCTTATATTGATTTCACATTTTATATTGATACTTATACCGCTACGGAACAGGTAGTAGAGTTTAGTCTTTCCAGTAAATACGATATTATAGACCTTGAAATTCCTTTAGGAAAATATCATAGGAATTATTGTAGATGGAAATTCAAAAGTAGCGAATGCGGATATTCGGGCGGTTCTACTGCTTGTGATAAGAGAAAAACCACTTGCAAGAATACAATGAATAATGTTGCAAGGTATGGCGGATTTCCGAGTGTGCCTACGCATAGGATATTTGTATGACGGAGCTTGAAATCATCAATAAATATCTCGGTATTCCATACAGAAATCACGGTAGAAATATTGATGGATTGGATTGTTACGGGCTTATCATATTTATATATAAGGATTTTGGGATAGAGTTATTTGATATAGATGCGGATTATGATGACGACTGGTCTTGGGATGGGCATAATTTACTTATGGAAAATGTTCACTTTGATTGGGAAGAGATAAAAGAACAGGAACAATTCTGTATTGTTGCCTTTGAGAATGGGAAAGGAATAGTAAACCACGCTGGTATTATGCTTGATACTGACAGGTTTTTGCATTGTTGCAAAGCTGGAGTTGTAGTCAGTAGGCTTTCTAATTTCAAGGAAAAAAGGTTCGCT